TATTGGCGGACGCTGTCGCCTTGGCGCTGGCAATGCTTGCACTGTTCGCAGCGGCGGCCTTGGAGGCGGCTGCATTCGTCTCGCTGTTCTTAGCATTCTCCGCACTCATTTCCGCCGCGCTCTTGGATGTGGAAGCAGCGTTCTCGCTCGCCTTGGCCGCACTCGCACTCGCGGACGCATTCGTCTCACTGCCCTTGGCGTTGCCTGCACTGGTCTTCGCCGCACTTGCACTCTTCAGCGCATTGCTTTCGCTGGTTGCGGCGGCACTGGCGGAGACAGCGGCATTCTTCTCACTGGTGGCCGCTGCGATGGAGCTATTGGCGGACGCTGTCGCCTTGGCGCTGGCAATGCTTGCACTGTTCGCAGCGGCGGCCTTGGAGGCGGCTGCATTCGTCTCGCTGTTCTTAGCATTCTCCGCACTCATTTCCGCCGCGCTCTTGGATGTGGAAGCAGCGTTCTCGCTCGCCTTGGCCGCACTCGCACTCGCGGACGCTGCATTCTTGGATGCGAGCGCCTGCGCAGCCGCCTCCTGTGTGCTTGTCATTTTTGTTTCTGCATCGTCCTGATCCCACACGACGACGGCGTTTTTGTAGGTGCTCCCGCCAGGGGCACCGACTTTCAGAATATATTTGCCGCTCGGCTTTTTTGCAAAAACGGGCTCGCCCTGGTGGAGTTTGGGGTTTACTTTTTCCCATTCCTCTACCGCGGCGACGGAAAATTCTATGCGCGCATTCGTTTCTACTGCCATGATTCCTCCTTATTATTCTGTGCGAATCCAAATGTATAATGCAATGTACTTCGGTCGGCTGTCCCACGCCTGTCCACTGCCTGTAGCATTGATCGAAAGAGAGTGCTTGTGTGCTGCCGCATATGATGTGCGGCCAGTCCAAGCGCGTGAAGCTAAGAAACGCATACGAGCACCACTCCCTCCGCCACTGGATTTTTGATCGAAATCCACGCTTCTTCCCTGAAGAAACGCACCAGAAGTGGGTATACTAGTCGCGTGTCGTCCAAATGCTGAATCATCCGCATTAAATTCACCTTCGATCTCCATATTCCCGCGATTATGGTCATGCCCGCCTGCTTCCCCCATCGTATATCCATGGGTATGGGATGGCATCTCGGATACAGTACTCATGTGAGTATTGCTTCCACCCTTTTCGCCCACCATTGCAGTATTCCCAGCGGACATAATAAAGGTCTTTTCTTCGAGGAGTTCCCATGTGGTGCCAGTGTATTTAACGGATGGATTTTCGGGATTCTTCGTCATGATGACGTCTCCGATTCTTGGATAGGTCATTCGCCGGATGTTCTCAAGGACGGACGTGAGGTCTATATTCCCCTGCGCGTCCGGTTTGATGCTATTCACCGAGCCTACAAAAGTTTTACGCAGATTCGCGACGAGGCCGGAATAGTCGTCATCCATCGCATCGAACCCGGCTTGTACGATGACTTGCGCTATGGCCGCAGCCATGATCGTCGCCTGCTTATAAATCTTGTTGTGAAGCGAAGGAACAGCAATGCCCGGCACCACGCCGGAGACGCGTTGTGTGTCTGCCTCGTATTCATTGTCTGACTGGATATTTGCGGGGGCGACGCCTTCCGCAAATACCTTAAAATTAGATTTGGCCATTCATTACCCCTCTGTTTGCTTAATCTGCAGCCAATGTGACTTATAGCCGCTATAGTTGAGAGTATTGTAATCGTATGCAAAGATCGGCATGCCGCTGGTATCGATAAAGGCGAGTGCGTTAATCCGGACGCCTTCCGGCTTCGGGATGATATAACCATGCATGATGAGCTCTCGCATGAGACCTGTGTACTGACCAACCAGCACGATATTGTAAGACATGTCCTGCAGATCCTGGATCTGTATACCCAGATTCTCCGGAAACAGATTCTCCCACATTTCGTAAAGATCGAGTACGTTCCCCTTCCACACATTCTGTACGATTCTTGCTTTGATCATCGTGCGAAAGACGGAGTCCGTGATCAGGGGAGCGTCTTCGATATCCGCTGGAGCATAACCTTTAATAAAGTCCGATTCCGCCATATTCACTGGGGGAGGTGTCGGGTACACGGTATAGACCGATTCATCGCCGCTGTCCTTTTCCATTTCTGCCGGTGTCGGGCAGATAATGTCTCCTCGGCCAAGCGGCGTTGGTTCAAAGTCCAGATCTCGAGACGTACCGACGCAGTAACCGATGATATCGAGCTGGTCATCATGGGCGGTTTCCAAGTCGAACATTTCCACGACCTTCAGAATGAATGTATCCAGATTGCAGTTATAGTCCACCATCTTTCGCACCATGTCATTGAAGCGCGGGGCGAGGCGATATTCCGAAGTGATAAGCTCCCTGTAGTATTCCTTCGTAGGTGTAATCATGATTCTACCTCGATGAAACTATAGTCGGGGCTTGCCACCTCGTTATAATTGATATCGACGTCTCCCGCTGCCATGGATCCGGCCGAGCGGCCGATCGTGATGGAAGAGATGCCGAACAGCGGCTTGCTCGGGATGGGGTTACAGCTCACAACGACGCCGGTCAGCATAGAAATGGACACGTCACGTCCAATTTCCAGTCCTTTAATATATTCGTAAATCGCACTTTTTACGGTCGATGACAGACTGGAGATATAGCCGGTGTACTTTTTAATCCTCACGTGCACATAGATCGGCACATAGATTGGCCGATAGAATCGGACGGTATTGATGTATTCATTCTGGTCTTTGACCTTGACCACCTTCGTGCCATTCGTATAGCAGCCGATCCCTTTGTGATAAAGAATCGCCTCCGCGATTTCGTTATCATCGCCACCTTCGACTACGCAGGTGATTGAATGCGGCGGCAGGCCAAAGGGGTTATTCTCCTCATTCACGGCCGAGATATTGGTGTCATTCTCGTAGACCGACACGCGCGCCACATTCTTCAGCGCACGGAGTGCGCCAAGCGTCCCGGCCAGCATGGTCTGAGACGGGTTCGATACAGAAATGGTCTGCCGATTTCGAAGCTCGCCGTCCGTCTCGATAGCATTTCCAGGAATGGCCGGAACCTTGTTTTCGACAGCCTTCCATCCCATGGTCGGGGTGTTGATCTGCGTGATGTCGCCCGGAAGTGCTGTGATGGCGCCAGCGACGCTGCAGGTGGCTGTGGAAAGCACGCTGCCGTCCGATCCGATCACCACAGACGCCGGCAGATTCCACACATTCCCAGTAGCATCCTTGACGCTGCCATTTTTTATTTCCGTGAATGCCGTGCCCGTGATGTAGAGTTCACAGGTCGAGAAACCTGCAGGTTTCCGATAAATGCCGTTCAGCTTTACCACGGAGTCTAGCGCCGCTCCGATCGCAGTCGTTGGGCTTCGGGAATTGTATGCATACTGCACCGCCTGGTAACTGTCTGCCACCTTTAATGCGAGTATAGACAGAAATTGATAATCCGCACTATCGTTCCCAAGGTAAATGTCCGATCCGTAGATCTTTTTCATGCTTGCGATCATGTCGTCCAAAATATCCTGATAGGTCGGCATGTGAAGTCCGGAGCCGTCTACGTAAGGAGCAAAGTAACTCATTCTGTTCCTCCCAGATTCGATATAATGAGCGATCCGTACATGGTCTCTACCACGGCGCGGAACGTGTATTTTCGAGTGTCATTGTCATAGTTGGAATCATATCCCAGTATCGAGAGCACACCTTTCGTCCCTGAGATGCGTTCCTTGAAAAGGAAATCCACCGCCGCTGTGTTGGATTGGCTGCCCGAGGATGCCAGAATCTTCTCAAAAAGGGGCAGACCGTCCTCTCGATCCTCCCACCACTCCGCATAGAGCAAGAGGAGTCGTGTCTTGATGGCCTGCGCGACAGCTTCCACGCCTTCGAGATAAGCATGCTTGCTCCTCCCGAATACGTAGTCACCATCGGCGTCTAACATGCGGTAAATCATAGCTAGCCTCCTATAAACACATTCGAAGAGCCTTCGGCAGCCATCCCGCCGCAGGAGACTCTGTCCCCCACCCGGGCAGCTGGCTTCCCATTGATGAATACGGTGCTGCTCCCGGAAGAAATCGCCCCGGAGTGTGCCGCGTGTACGGAGCAGCCATGAGGCGCATAGATATCCCCCACGCGAGCCGCCCCCTTGCCATTGATGAACACATTCGAGGACGCAGTAACGAGCACCGTCGGAGGGCATGCATCGTGTCCTGTGTCTTTGTCGCCCAGTCGTGTCGCCTGACTCAATTTATATTCACCTTCCCTCCCTTGATGTTGATGGTGCCGCCGACGATGTTTATGGTATCCCCGGCGATTTCTACATACGCCGATCCGGATTCATTTCGGAGCTGCACGGATCCGGTACTGTACCCCGAGATGGTGCGAGGCTGACTCCATGGACCGGGGATGGCGTAGCCGTCTGAGAGATCATGTCGGCGGCAGTCGATCTGATTCTGCACGCCGCCCGACTGCCACCAGGCATCCATGCAGGCATCGCCAAAGATAACCAGACATTCATCGCCCGGATTCACCGGGAATGTCAGCACATATCCGCCCGCCCTTGGAAATACCACGGGAACATCAACGAGCGGGGGGAGATCCACCCAGCGCTCTTCTCCTTCCGGGGTTAGCCGCTTCTCGCGAATTGCAGGCTGCACAGTGACCGTCTGCTCCTTCGGATCAAACGACTGGATGATCCCCGGGCAGGCCACGCGCAGATTGTTTTCCCTCTCGCGAGCGAAATTTTCGCGATTTTTGCGTCTGTCGGGCGCAAGCTCTGTCAAAGGTATCATTTATCACACCCCATTCCCATTCTGTCCACTGTTCCCCAATAAGGCCGCCAGTGAGCCCTTCCCGTAACGGGATATTCCCTGAATTTCCGTGTACCAGTCATTCCCACGGGTATCTCCGACGTGAGTCAGTTCCATGACTTGGTAAATCCACTCATCATCCAGCGGAGCCTGCTGCTGGCCGGGTGTCACGCTCGCCTCATTCGCCTGTACGTTTTTTAGTTTGATGAGCGACTGCAGGTGGATGGCCGGATTCAGAAGAATCTTGAATGACAGCCCGAATTGAACCTGCTGCGGCGTCCCGACAAGTCCAGTCTCCGGGGATACGACGATCGCTTCATCCTTTCCCACATCCTGCAGTCGGACGATGTTTAGATTCCCGTCTTCTACATAAAAAGATGCCGCGTTACCACGGCACACATTCTGTATGTAGTCATAGGGACGGCCGAAGAACACCTTGCCCCTCGGAAGCGCCTGATCCGACAGTCCATCCGATACCTGATTCACCGGCGTCTTCTCTTCACTGTCATTCGCCACAGTCTCTATAATTTTCCGGGAATTCAATCCTCGGTTCACTGTCTTGGAGATGAAATTAAGGTTCAGCTGCTGGTCACCATCGATGGCCATGAGCGTTAGGACGTAGTCTGTATTAGAATCGCGCGATCGCGATGGCCATATGATCTTCCCATCGAATATCTTTCCGTACTGCAAGTCGACGGTCGTCTTGACCTCATTTCCTGCATCATCCTTGGACGTTTCCGTCTGCTCTGCTTGATACCCCGCCTCGATGATCAGCCTGTCTCCTTCCATGACCAGCTTATCCTCGGTGTCGGAATTCAAATTATAGATACGGACGATGGCATAGAAGCCGCCCCGGTCTCTTTTCTTGTGCACCTCGAAGGTGCAGTGCAGGTCGGACACGTTCAGCGCTTCCTCATCGTTTTTGTCTGTAACCAGTATCTTATACTTCCTTAGCCAGAGAGCACCGTTAGGTCGCGTCAGTTTCGGCTTGGCATTGGGATTCGCCTTGTCCGCGCCCCACTGCTTAGCCAGCGTGGTTTCTACCGCCGCCCCAAGGGCAGCACTCGCAAAACTCATGATGCATCCCCCCAGATTAAAACGAAGGTCGTCCCAAGTGTCTTGTTGTCCGGCTGCATGATGAGCGTGTCGGAAATAGGCACAATGTATGCCTCCCCGATAGAAAGATGCTTATACTGGCCGAGGAGATTCACTCCGCATACCAACGGCATCATGTCCACCAAAAGGTCTCCCGTACTGTTGTCATAGATCGCGGCGATCCACGTATCATACAGATCCATATACCGGAGCACGAGCTTGATGTTGATATTCCGCTTTCCGCCCTCAAGCGTGAGCTTGAAGGTCTGTACAGACTGCGGCTGACAAGTCAATGGTATTCTGCAGTATGCCATCAGCCCTCGCCCCCTTTCGACGCGTCTTCCATGGCTCGGATGGTCGATGTGGGCTCCGGCGTCGGTTGGACTTCTCCGCGGTTCGTTCCATCCCCGCTTGTCCATTCTCGAGCAGAGACTTTTTCCGTCGTGACATTTGCCAGAATCAGCTGCTGCAGGTTGACTGTGGCACGCAGGCCGTATAGCGTACTGGCGTCATCGTTGACGGAAATCGAGCGGATCACCATGTTTTGGTACTGGTTGAGACGCGTCAGCACCGTGAAGGGAATACGCGCCGCCTGCAACTCACAGAGCTTGCGGTATGCCGAGATGGACTTCGTATAGGCTCCCACCCACTGGCCGCGCACCATGGATGCCATGCAGTCACTCATGCCGATTTCCATGGTGATCTGTACCGGTTCCAAATACATGTGATCCGAGATATTCGCCCCGGTCTGTACCGGATGCGAGGTCACGACAGCGGTATGCTCCGTGGACACGTTCAGCACGGCATCGAAAAAGAATCCGGCGATGTTCGTCTTGCAGTAGATGAGCTCGCCCTGTTCATGCGTCCCGGCCGCCCACTGGCGGGGAAAATACCCATCCTGAAACGCGGCTCCAAGAAACATCTCCTTGGACGGCAGCGTAGCCGTCCCGCCGATCAGCACCGAATTGAGGTTCCCAAGTGTCATGCCGGTCAGATTACCCAGACCGAGCTGCGCGCCGCCGCCCAGAGATCCTAAGATATTCATACCAGCACCCCTCTCTGATACCTCGTAGAAATGGCATCAGCGACTGCGTTTCCGATGTCCTTGGCTGAGGCATTGCTATTTGTGACATTCACGTGGATATCTCCGAAGGAAATGCTGCTGCCGCCGCTATAGCCGGTCTGTACGAATCCATTACTTCCTGCGCCAGCCGTCGCTGCATAGCTGTTTGGATTTACTGCGAAGGAGGCAGTACTCACAAAATTGTTATCGTAGGCACTCTGCGCCCTGTCTACACGATCCACCTGCACGCCATACCCTTGATCCTCCGGACTTTCGTACTCATGAAGCAGCCGGCGCGTCATGCTGTCCACATCGTCCGTCGTCTTCATTTCCTGGTACAGGTCGCCGTAATCTTCCTCAAGCTCCTTCATGAAGAAGGCCAGCTGCAGGCGCAGGTCGTTGATGGGCCGCCCCTGCTCGATGGCGAAATCGTAGAGTGCTCCCTTTCTTCCTGCATCTGTCCACTGCGCAAGGCCAAATCCGACACCGTCGTTTACGAATTCATCCCGGCTCATATCGCCATTAAGGAGGCGCCGCAAGTAGATTTCCTTCTCCTCCTGGCTGCCTTTCTGTACGTTGTTAGGATCTACATTCGACTCCGCAGAGAAATTACCGATAGCCGCGGCCGCTGCCTCTTTCGTGAACCCACCGTCCTTCGTGAGTATGTTCATCGCGGCCGCTGTATTTGCTTTCTCATCAGCAGAAGATTCAAATACACCACTCAAGATGCGCCCCCAAGGGCTGTTCTTAGCCGCCGACTGAACGACGACACCGAGGAGCTTGGCAGCCCCCACGAAATCGCCGCGAAGGCATAGGGCAATGGAGGCGATGAGCTTCCCGACCATCCCAGCCATTCGTCCGAGGTCCTTCAACGCCCAGGAGATGAATTCTCCGATGGACGTCCAAAATGAACGCTGGCGAGACTTCGCCTTCTCGTCGGTATTCTTGGTGATGGTATCGAAAAGGTCGGAGATGGCGTCAAATAAATCGCCCACGCCGTCCTTCAACTCGGAAAGACCGTCTGACCAGGACTCACGAATACCATCCCAGTCGATGCCTTCTACGAATTTGGTCACGATGTAATCGAGTCCATCCGCGATGACTTTCAGGATTTCCTTGATGGAATCAGAGATAGTGGAGAGCGTATCCCCCTCTAAGAAATTCAGCAGTTTCTCCCACACAGGAGCGAGCGTCTTAGACGACTTCCACCCATTCATGTAGTAGACGAAGTCCTCGAGGAGCAGCAGAGCCCCGCCGATCGCGATCAGGAATTTCCCAAAAGGACCGGCCATGATAAAGGCACCGACCGTCGCAAAGATAGCTCCCCACTTTTTCACATTCGCAGGGAGGCCGTCTATAAATCGATAGACGGTGCCGATGACCGACTTCAATACTTTGAGTGCACTCATCCCGACGGACACGACGTGCCCTAGAAACTCCGCGATTTTCTTCGCGATCTGCGGCATGTTCTTCCCGAGCTTGTCGTTCATCCACTGTATAAACTGTTGGAATTCCTTGATGAATGGCTGCAGGTATTTGATGAGGTAGTAGGTTACCCACTCCTTCAGCATTTTCAGCTTCACCTGAAGAGACTGAATGTCATATCCGATTTCTCGGATCCATTTCAGCTGCCGGTCGGCATCGATCGGCGTTGCCAGCTGGTTCATCTCACTTCGAAGCCGAAAGAACTGCTCGCGAAGCTCCGGGATCCATGCCAGATCTTCCTCCGACACCCCCATGACCTTCATGGCCGTAGAGAGTGCCTTGGCGCTGTCCTTGGTGATCCACATCTGATTCGCCAGCCGCTTGAACTGCATGTCTGCCGCGGCCACACTCTTGATGGTATCGATGGCCGCCTTGCCGATCGCCGCGAATCCGGTCACTGCCGCGGCAGCCGCCGCAAGGCCTTTGATGTTCTTCAGGGCATTCATGAGCTGATTCAGAGCAGCCATGGCGGCATTAAAGGAATTGGTATCAATGTCCGCAGACAGTTTGACCAGGTATTCCCCCATCGTTTCGACTGGATTCATCGATTTCTCCTTTCTGCTGCTTTCTGGGCTCTCTTTGCATTGATGGCCTTTACGGCCATAATTTCATGAGCGTCGAGTAAATCGTCAAAGTCATACGTACCATCAAACACTTCGTGCTGCCTCCACATACCGGCGGCCACCGGCGCATACGCGAAGGCGTCGATGGTCGGATAAGCATATGGTTCGAAGGGCATTGCTACTTGGCCGGTTTCTGGATCAGGCCGGCTCCTTGAAAAAAATCGCCGATGTTGAACATCAGCGCCTGCACCGAGAGCTGCATGACCGTCGGAGCGTCATAGCAGAGATCCTCATCGGTAAACGATCCGTCCGCTTTGATGACCGGCACCGGCATATCCACGCCATTCGTCTCTACCAGCTTCACGACGGTGCGGAGCAGCATGGTCTGAATTTCATCGAATTCCTCGCGTGGCATAGAGGGCAGCGCATTGGCCGCCGCCGTGATGGCATCCTGCTTATTCATGCTCTTGATGGTAGAAAGGGCCGGCGCGATCACCGCCGCCGCTTTCATGGCCAGATAGGATGCCGAACGGGCATCCATCTTCCCCAGGCGGTATTTAGCGCCGCCCACTTCGATCACTTTTGTCTTCTGTTTCAGCATTATGGTTCCTCCGGTATAAAAAATGCTTCACATTAGATCGGGTTATTCACGATATCTGCGCACATGAGCTGCCACGTCACGCGGCCGCCCTGCGACTGGTAAGGCGTGTCAGGTTCCTTCGATGGAGACACGCCGACGCAGACGTGGGTATTCCCTAGATGTCCGTTTCGGATCAAGATGGTGGTGCTGGCCCACTTAGAGGTGGGAGAATTCCATAATTTCTGGAACCATCCGTTCAGCCATTTATTAAGCGGACTGGTCTGCTGCACCTCGATAGTGACTGTGCCGTTGTTGCCCGGCACCTTGGATACCATGACAGAACCGTCGGCCGCAATGTCATGCGAGGTGCGCTCCGTCGATTTAGAGATCGTAATCGATCCCACGCCTTTCCCGGTAAATACGTAGTCCTCCATCAGGTCGCAATGGATCGATCCGACCACGTCCGAGAAGGAGTAGGTAGATAAAGCGCCATTCATACTTTTTCACCTCCCTAGCGATTGACGTTGACCGCAATGGTCACATAATGAATAGCCCCGGCAGTCTTGATACATACGTAGATCGGAGGCGCCTTGCGCGCATCGCGATCTGCCTGCGACTGGTCGGCGACCGGCTCGGAGAGGACGATATAGCCTGCATCGAGCGTGGTGCCATTCTTCAGAGTGAGCACAGTGCCGCCATTCCATACGCCCGGTGCGATGAATCCGGAATTGACGAATTTTTCGCAAGCGGTATTGATGACCGCCACAATGCTGTTTACGCCGGGTTCCGTATCCGGAATCTTCGGCTGGCTGGTCAGGAGATCCATGACCGACAGCACGATTTCATTCTTCAGCATGTCGAGGTTCAGGACTTCGTCGAAGTACGTACCGTCCGCCATGCATCCTTCCTGCAGGACGTCGTAGGCATCCGATCGGCGCACATACACATTGCCGTTCACGCCTGCAGTCTCGCTATCCCCGCACACATACTGTACCTGCGTTTCGGACAGGTCGTCCGTCACGACGCCGGGCAGTTTCTTGTAAGCAAGCGTGAAGGCGGAATTATTGAGGCCGGTATTCTGCCCCATCGCATAGCCCATGACGGCAGCGACGGCATGACTGGTGCCGCTGTACATTCCGAAGGAGCGTCTGTAATTCTTCGCTTTCAGGCGCTTAAAGATGGCGTCAGTCTGCTCGCCCACTTCGCCTGTTACGGTATTAGACAGGTTCGACTCGTCAGATGTGGTATAGGCGAGGAGGGTGTCCGGGCTGGCCGCCTCTGCCCATTCTGCAAGCTGCAGGATATCAGCGTCTTTGGCTTCAAGTGGAATCAGCACATACCATTCCCCATTCTTTTCTCTGCAGGCCTTAGCCGCAGCGAGGAACGATTCTTCTTCCCCTTTGACGCCGACGGCCAGCTTGGTCGGGCCGGAGGTCGCGGAAAAATACAGCGACGCTGCCGTGTATTCCGGGGTATCCGTAGTGAATCCATCCTGCAGCATAGCGGCAACGCTGGTGTAGATTTTGACGCGTTCGCCTGTGCTGATGGCCGTGCTAGGGCCAAGGATCAGTGCCACATTGAACCCTTTCCTGGCAGCCGAGCGAGAGGCCAGATTGACCTTCACATTGACGATTGTTTTTAAATCAAGCTGCATGTTTTATCCTTTCTTTATGATAATTCCGCTGTCCGTCTGGACGCGGTGCGATTCGCCGGGCGGATTGGCGTGGATAGTCACCGGCACCTTCTCGATGGCCTTCACGTCCTCATCCCAACGCATGAGGTAGTTGAAGCGGAGTGTCAGGTCTGCCCTGTCCCACCACATGTTTTGGTAATTCTCGGGAACGTACTGCGGTGTCTCTACAGATGGGATGATCATGATGCCGACTTTCCGCAGTACGTCGGAGCCGTCAAGGAAGGCATGTTTGACCTCCAGAAGATGATCGTATCCATTCGGCCCATAGGCCGTGAAAGAAATCTGCAGTACACGGTTCATATAATGCCGGCAGACGAGATCACGCCCAGCGTCTTCCCATACTTCATGGATCGGCTGGGTGGTCTCATCACCGCCCGCATCACGGAACGTAAGAAAAATGACATCATCGTTCACCGTCCAGTCAGGCTTGCCAAAGGTGCTGTAAGTCAGACGAACAGGCGGCTTTAAGGTCCTGTACTTTTTATCCGGATCCTCCCCGATCGCGGCCATGGTCGCTCTGTAGAATAGCCGCATGATTTCCTTCCGTGTAAGGTTAGGCATCAGGCACCTCCCCAAGTACTCTCATAGCGATCGATCGATAGAACCCATAGTCTGCGTCAGGCGTCACCGAATAGATACGGTACTCCTCTCCGCGCCATACTAGGATATCAGAGAAATTCGAAGAATCATTGATCTCACCCGTCACGTACAGGCGCTCCGTCGTCAGCACCTTCATAGCGCCAGACTGCCGGTCGCCTTCCGGAACCATGCTGAGGTCTCGGGCACTTGCTACCGTTACGATTCCGCGTAAATGAAGGGTCGATGGGGGAGTCGTGTCAGAGACGAAATCCCCATCTTCCCAAATACCGGAGGACCGCTTGATAGTGATGCCCTGCGAGAGCATCGGCGAGTGTATCACTGTGGCCAGGTTAATCATAGTCAATCACTCCTAACCACATAGGTAATGGCCTTTCGCATCGCGCCGGTATCAATCAAAGGCTTATCGCTCTTCTTTTTTGCGATGGTGACGGGCGAATTGGCTGGCCAGTTATTTCTCGGATCATCGAACCACTCTCGGCATACATTCTGCGCGAGAAGCCCCGTCCGTGTAATGGCACGCTCCACCCCATCGCCATCTGCGGCTGCCGTGGCCTGGTATATCTTTTTAAATTCGGCTGCGATCCTGACCTTGTTGGCCGCAAGCGCCGGTTCAATGACCGGGCGAGGCGGCGAGTGCCAGAGAGGCGAGCCATGAGACTGGATGTACAGGGAAAAGGCTGCGGAATACTTGAGCCCCCGAGCCATGTTCTGATCCATCTCTTCGATCATAGGACGGCGGCGGATGCCGTGAGTATGGATGTAAAGGAGATCCGCATTGCCGATCTCCCCACCTTTACGGCTGTTCGCTGCCTGCGGAATACCGACATAGATATGCCGTTTCTGTAGGCCGCGCAGACGTTCAAAGAGCCCGGCAATGCCGCCGTTGTACTCCTTGTGTTCCACTTTCGCATTCACCATACATACATCCCGCCTCTCCCTACGAGTTTCGCCATGGTGGCAAACTGAACGCCGAACGTCGTCATCTTGAAGGCCGCCCAGCCATTCAGGTCATTGAGCGCCGATCCGTCCCTTGAGTAGGATACGCCGTCAGCGCTCTCGCTGGTGACCATGCCTGCTGAGGAAGCAGATGCCAGCACCTGCGAGGCGTCCGTCCCTTCCGGCTGCATAGACTGCAGGTACAGAGTGCAGAAGTGGGCGATGAATAAACCAATCGCCGCCTTCCACATCCGGTTGAAGCGCTTGTAATTGACGCAGGACAGCCCGAGGTCTACGTACATGTCCAGCGCCGCATCCGGAATCGCGCCTCTGAATTGCGGGTACAACAGAAGAAATGACTCCTTGGTGTACTCCGGATGCTCTTCTTTCTTGATGTTCGAAGCCTGCGAAACGATCCCGATCATTGACAGTCACCTCTATTCTGCAGGTTAGCCTTCAGCGGATTCCTCAGCTTTCTTGGCGCGTGTTCTTTTGGCCTTCGCTACAGCCACTTCGGCCTCTTTGTCGCTGCCGCTCCCCTTGACTTCGATGATGTCTCCATCAGAGAGGGCGAGGTCATAGAGGATGGTTTCGCGGATCCAGTCCGGCGCTTCCTCCAGAATGCCGCCTCCCTTGGTGATGAAGGAACCACCGATGACGTTTTTGAACATGAACTTTCTCTTGGAAATAATAAGCATGGTTTCCTCCGGTATTAGAAATCAGATGCCGTCGATGTAACGGACCGGCTGGTAGTAGTTGAACTTCACCTGACCAATCTGCGCTGCGTAGAGAGTATCGTAGGCAGCTGCAGAAAGGTTCGGGGAGGACATGGCGCGTGTGATCGGCACCGTGATGTCGAAGTTGACCTTGTCCTCATCATTCACATACGCTACCATGCGGTCGGTCTGACCAGCGCCAGCCTTGATGCACCACCGGGATGGATAGATGGAAATCGAGCGCCCCTGATTCTTTGCGATGTTGTTATTCATCAGGTATTCCAGAAGCGAGCAGTTGCCGGCTTCAGATACCTTGCGTGTCACGAGCAGGGTGTACTGCTGCGGCGGGATCAGGATATGATTCGGCATACCGTCGAGGTCGTATTCGGATGCCACCCATGCTGCGGTGATTGCCTGATTGATATCGTCCAAGATTTCATCCGGAGTCTTATCCTTCCATGTCGCCTTTCCGGATGCACCATTGTCTGCGGTTGCGACCACGACATTCGGATCGTTTACGAGGCCGGTCGTTCCCAGCTTCTCAAAGCCTTTGTAGACGTTCATGTCCAGAGACTTGTTGTAGTTGAGGCGGATGCCCTTATTCAGCATATCCTCCAGGCTTCGGCCGATCTGCTTTGCTTTCGCCATATCCACGAAGTTAATGCGCATCATGTGCATCCAAGTGAATACCTTGTACAGATTCTTTTCTGTGCTGACCTGCATGACGGGGATCGTGTTGGACGCGGTGCCTACGATAGAGAGGTCATTCGGTCCCGTGGTGCCGTAGTCTACGTTGTAGGTGGAAGTGTATTCTACCCATCCGCCGCCGGTCTTGGCCACCATGTCTCGCTGCCAGGTGACACTGGTGAGTGGCTCACGAACCTTCGGATCCATCTTTTCGAGCTCGCCGGTGATGTAAGCCATACCAGAAGCCACGGCAGAGTCAAATCCTTTCCCATAGAAAGCACCCGGCATGACGTATACCTGACGGCCGCCCTGCATCATGGCCATGCTGGCACGGCCGGCCATTTCCTTATTCGGAGTGAAAAAAGAAACCCCATTACCCATAATCAATTATCCTCCTTTTCGTAATCAGGCGTTCGCACGAGTCAGAATGGTGATTTCTGCCACGCCGTTCGCGTCTACATAGCCGTTCGTCCACTGGACATTCGGAAGCAGGATGGAGTTTTCACCATCTGCCGCCGCTTCGAATCCGCCAATCACACCATCCACGACGGAGGTGTTCTTCTTGATGCGAACGTATACCTTGCCGCCAGCGGTCGGAGTGCCATTGTTGCAGGTCACGACGACGGCACCGCGGTTCAGGGCATTGATCATGTCCTTTTCGTGGTATGCGGTGTGATTCTGGTCATCGTAGGCTACCGCCTGTTTGATAACACGAAGCGCAACCCCTCCGAATTTGTCCGCCGTAAAATCGGCGCCGATCGGGGAGTAGGTGTTGTCATCATTCGCCTGCAGGCAAGCACCGAACGGCACGTCGGCAGATCCTGCCTTCAACTGGCGGGACGTAGTGATCAGGTCAGGGGTGCGGGCGTAGGTGCCCGGGAAACCATAGTTCATGGAAATACCAATAGCTTTACCACTCATAGTGATGTCCTCCTTAGTCTTTCTTATAATGCGGATTATACTTGTCGCGGATCATGCGGCCGTACTCTTCATCGTCCATAATCGGATCAGAATCGCGAGCGCTGTGTCCATTCTGCTGCGCACGCATGAGGCCGGCATACTGGCGGTCCGGCAGGTTCGAGCGAAGGAGCGCCGCCATGGAGTCCGCCGCTCTCTGGCGCTGGCGGTAAGGGAGCTTTGCAATAACCGGCTTCAGCCCGTCGATGATATCCAGCGCCGCGTCTCTGGCAGCCTGCGCGTCATCGTCTTCATCTCCTGGATCAATGCAGTCTGCATCATCCTCGGTTTCCTCGCCATGTGCTGCGTTGATTTCTTCAGGCGGCACGTCTTCCTCCCCATCATCCTCGGCGCCTTCTGGTTTCCTCTCCCCTGTCAGCTCCCCTTCCAGAGCATCCAGCGCTGTCGGTTCATCGTCCGGATTATCTGGATAATCCTCACCATCATCTTCTGCCGATCGCGGGTCCTCGTACTCATCCTCTGGTTCCGGTTCCGCTGCCAGCGCGTCCAGTGCATCCTCGATACGACGGAGGCGCGCATCCAGAGCATCATACGCCGGCGTGCGCTGAGGTTCTGGATCCTTGGGCGGTTCAGGATCCTCGTCCTGCACCTTCGGGTTCAGCTTGGACGCTGCTTCCAAGTCTTCCGGGGTGGTGTCTTCGTCTTTGGCGAAGGCCGCCAGCACACGGCCCCAGAGGCTGTTCTTTTTTGTACTCATTCTCTTCATTCCTCCTTTGGAATCACGAATAGAAACTCTATGGCCAGCGCGACCGCGATTGACGACAGCCACATGATTGCCGCGGATCTCCCGCTGCACGTAGGTGTCTCTGTCTTTCGGATCCCACAGGCAGTCATACCCGCAGGACACATCGCGCTTCCCATCCTCGATTTTTCTGATCAAATCGTCGTCATAGATAATGAGGTCGGCAACGATGCAATCAGAAAGGGCCCCCTCGCCGCGGTGTACGTTGCGGCAGGTGCCCTTCAGGTACTGAAGTACATTCCCGGGTTTCACATCTTCCTTCGGGTGTTCATCCACCACGGGCTTGCCTTCAAATGATGCGAGCGCGGCCTTGCTGAACACCTCAGCTTCCGGGCGCTCTATGTTATAGATTTTATTGGGATCCGTCCCTCCAAATTCCATCCCGCGGTAATTCTGGATGCCAGTGCGCGCGATCGGCACATCCTTGCATACCAGATACCCTTCCGGTGTGCGAATCATATGGTCGGAGATACGGCTCCCGAAGTATGCCCTCATAGGCTGACTCCTCCATTCAGTTTTTTGAATGCCGCCAGCGTCATCATACGGATGCGGCCGTTCATGTAGACCTTGTGCGGCCACGACACGTCATTATAGTCCAGGAGCGGTGCCGGATAGCAGCGGCAGTTGAATATCTCACCCGGCGCATAATGCCCATAGTCCTTCTGGTGAAGGAGCTTCTCTGGGGACGGCGGGTCTTTCCAGCTGCAGATGACGTCATCCATGTGGCTGTGCGAGCTTCGCACCCGCGCATCCTTGCTCGTCTTCCACACATACCAAGAAAGCCCCGCACTTTCTGCGCGGACGCGCGTCAAGGCAGTGGTCGCCTTCGAGGACTCCGTGCGGGAAATGAGAAGCGCATGCGCCCTCGTCAGCTGCGGCCATCGCGCCAGCACCTGCTTCATCAGCTCCTCCGGCCGCTTACCTTCCATCTGCCCCTTGTCCATCTCGTGGGCGACCTTACTTGCCACCCTCGATGTCATGGACTTGATGAGCTTGGAATTTTGCTCCACGATCGCGCTGATTTCGCTCCTGTTGGCTCGCTCCTTCTTCAGGAGTAAATATATAGCCCTGCCCCGGGAGCCGCGTCTGGCGGCCTCACGCCAGCTCCGTGCCCCATCGTGGAAGAGACTGGTGACCATAGAGCCTGCTGCCTCGCGGGCGGCCTTATCCAGAGTCGGCGACCTCGCGAAGCCGCGCAGCACCTGGAGCATTTGAAAAGGACTGCTGGCACCCGTGAGGCGCCTTCGCAGTCCTTCCATGATCCGGTTGATCGCCGCGGCATACCGTTTCTCTACCGACCGCCGCGGCTTGAATCTATCTGTATACAACTTTTCTCCTTAGCCTTTGAATGCATTAGGGTTACGCGCCTTAAGGGACTTGGCGAGCTGTCTCAACTTGGAAAGCCGTCCCTTGGCACTTGCGGCAGCCTGGTCACGCCGGATGACATTCTCATCGGACTTCGCCTTATAGGCATTCTTTTTCTGCTCGATCGCATTTGGCTCGCCTCCAGCCTTATCCATTCTTGCATTGTACGCCTCTCTTGCTCTCCGAGCTGTCCGGTGATACACCCGAGCATTATGGTCGAGACGCTTGGCCTCTTTGCCTGCATTGACCGCCGTAGAACCCGGCTGCATGCGGCCGAGTTTTGTCGCATGCGGGGCACTCTGCTGCGGCGCAGCCGTGCCGCCCCGCTCTGCCCCACGGCTCTTGGATCTATTCACAGAATTCAGCATGTCGCCCCACCCTTTTTCGAGCGTCTCATACCACCCAAGCTGTTTCTCTGCCGTCTCGTCTCCGGGGTTCCTTTTTGCGATGTCTCTCCATTTTTTTACATAGCTTGAGGCTTCCTCCTTAACAGCCGCGAGCGCTTCTGGATCTTCAAGCCCATTATTTGTCAATTGCTTAATGTGTTCGAGGGCACGTTTCTTTCCAGTATTATATGCGGCACTCTGCTGCGGTGAGGTAGATCCGCCCTTCTCAGCCTCGCGGCTCTTCCGATATCTCTCGAGAGCACGCTGCGCACGACTTGCTACCTCTCCGCGGTTGGATTCATGGCGGGCTGATTTCCCTTCTAAATCAAACATTTCCTGATTCAGTGCGTGGTTAGTAGCTGCCGTTGCCCTACCTTCCCTCTGGTCTTCTCTTGCCAATGCCTCATATGCATTTCTATATCTTGCTTCGATCGGGCTATGGTCCGGCAACTTGGAAGCCTCCGCCATTAAATTCCCCATCTGTTTTACTCTTTCCTTGTGATTTCGGTCATATCTGGCATTTCCCCTTGCCATAGCGGCTCTGTTCCTCTCCCCCACTTCTTTCGTCTGGGACTTCAGCTTTCTCCCATAAGCGCCGCTTTCCATGCCTTTACTACCCGACTGCATCTTTTTCAGAGAACCACCGCGAAAGGGCTGCCCGTTCAGTGCCCCGCCAGCGCCGCTGGCAATGCGGCCGTTTTTAATCAGTACGTGGGCACCGTTGATGGTACGCCACTCGCCTTCCTCCGCATCGAAGGCCCGGATTCGATCCAGGTTGTTTTTTGTCTGGTCCATACTTGTCCTCCTTTTACCACGCTACTTTTCGTTGCGTGACACATCATAGCTCTGTAGCAGCTATAAATCCAGTCATATTTTGGCATTAAAAAAGACCGCAGCTGCGGTCTTGCGAAATTCTCTTTACTTTAATTACCAAACAGTGCGCCCTTCCTTCCACTCCTTTTTTGCTTCATTTAAGGATAGTCGATTTGCTCCACCGGAAAAATCTGGTTCTAATTCTTGTAGTGGGTCTCTTTCCCAACCACATTTTTCACAGATGGAGTATGGACGCGTTATAAACTCATCATCATTTCCGCACACAGGACATTTACCTAAATTTGGCTCCATGTTTCTTTGCCTCCACTCTCATGTTTAAGAATTTCTTATGCCCTTCATGTGGAGCGTAAAAGGTAAGTAATCCACCATCGTTTCCAATAGCCAGCCAGTTTCTTCTCCTGTCATACCGGACTATATTTCCTAAGCCATCCTTGTAACCTTCTATCCCGTTACCTATCGGTGACTCTAGCAGCTTGACGCCTTCACTCACGTACTGATCCTCGGTCATACCTCTAAATTCAGGTTCTGCCTTTAAGTGCTTATTTACGTGAATGATATGGTCTCGCTTGTTACCAAAGGATTTAACCGATATGCTATTCGCTCCACTTGGTGATAGCTTAGCACGACGTGCAGTGTGTTTCAAGTCATTTAGAGATACATTGCCACCGCCAGTTCCCTTCGGGGCGAAGCGACCGTTCGATGGATCGTGATTGTCCCCATTCGCATCCAAGTCATCGCTGGCGGTATGGTAAAAAGGGAAGCTGTCACGCGCCTCCTTTGGCGCCTGTGGCGGCTTTCCGGGATCCTCGGGTGGTTTATCGCCCACCTCCCCGCCGCGGCCTGCATGGGGCAAATCCGGGCCTCCAGCGCCGTCTTCCTCGCCGCCCATGCCAGGGAATCCTCCCATCTCGCCCTGCGGCTCGATTTCATCCGACGCATTCATGATTTCCTCGTCGGTGATGTTCGTCCATGTACCGGTACGGCTGCTCTGCTGCTTCATTTCTCGAAGCGCAGTGCGCTGGCTAATGAGTCCGGCGTTGTAAGCCGTGACAATGTTATCCGTGCCGCACTTGGCAAGATCGGCCCGCTCCTGATCCGATGGCTCGGATACGGGATCGAATTCAAAATCGAGGTCATCCGGCACGGCGCCGAAGACGGACATACACAGAACCGGCAGCAGCTTGTTCAGGATCGGGCGGAGCTTGGCTTCCTGCTCCTGCGCGATCATATCGTAGTAGTTGCGAAGGTCGCTCTCCCCTGTTGCATTCATTCCCTCCGGCGAGCGCCCGAAGAGCTTTGTCGCCGGGATGCGGGCAGCACCTGCCACGTCCATCATGAATTGCTTGTAGGTGTCAGAGATGCCGCCGAATGTGTACTGGTGGCTCTGCATATCGTCCCCGGCATCGATGATCTGCATACCCATGTTAGACATGAGCCAGTTCTGCGCCTGAATGGTGCGATAGAGCTCCGCCTTGGTCTGCTCGTCCGTAGCCGAGAGCATCTGCCCCATATCGGCCATCTTCAACACACGCAGACTGGCCATGAAGGTCAGCTGGGCGATGTTCCATGACACATTGTCTCGCTTTTTCAGCTCATCGAAAATGGACTCAATGACTGAAGCTCCCCATTGCTGCTCGGCCTGTGATTCCCAGTAGGGGAGGTCATCGCCGGTAAAGCGCAGGAGGCGGCTATGGTGTACTTTGTACATGGCGCCATTGGTGTTATCGGTGATGGTGTAATAGTCCGGCAGTCCGAATTCCGGATCCGTGACATCTTCTACCAGCTCGATGGAGGGGTCTACGCTGTTCCAGCGATCAAATACCATGAGCCCACAGAAATCCCCTGGCACCATGAGTCGAAGGTCGAGCGGCTTGGACAGGTCATAGCCCTGCCCTTTGATGATCATGAGCCCGATTGCCCCGCCGAAGAGACGGCCCCACTGGAGCCCCTGCTTTAGTTTTTGGATCAGCTGCGTCTTGCGCAGTTCCAGATCGACCTTCTTCAGCAGATTCGGGCTGACCTCTGTCGTGAGCGTGATCCAGTTCTTCAGCATGTCCGACGGAATGATATCGATGATCTGCCGGATGATCCAGTGCTCGCGGTACAGAGCATTCAGCAATCCGTAGTCTCGCGTGAGCCGATTAAGGGAGTAAGTGGTCCCTTCCATGAGGTTCGGCGTCCCCGTTCCCAGACGCGCCAGCACATTGCTGAATGCGTCCCGGGCACTCGCTTTAATGACCTGCGGCTTCGCCGGTGTGATTCTTTTCCCCCGCTGCTTACGCATGAGCAAGCCTCCTCGAACGAATAATAGTGTTTACGAAATACCTTAATGCATCCGGCGCGTGATCCCTGACCTTCAGCGGCCGTTCCTTGCCGCTCTGCTGGATGGCTTTATCGTCCCAGCAGTAGGATGTCATTTCTTGGATGGTCATGGGGCAATCCGGCCGATAGAAACGGATCTTCCTGCGTGTCAATAGCTTATTGACGGAGCGGATGCCTTCGAGCACGCTGTTGTCTGCATTGATGGTATCGACAGTCGCCTTTGAACGTAGGCCACGGTTCCGCATCTCGATTTTAAAGGATTCGGCCGACGGATCGACAATGACAGCAGAAGGAGGGTAATCAATATCCCCCACGAAAGCCATAAGGTCATCGCCGTACTGACTGTTGTCTTTCTCATACTTTCCATCCTCTCTGCTGTTCCAGTAATATTCTCGAAGTACGTAGGATGTGTCCCCGTCGTCCCAGATATCTAGGAACACCATCGGATTTACAGTACCGTAGTCGATCGCGATATACCTGCGGAAACGGCGCCGGTTTAAATAGATCCAGTCCCGCTTCTCCTTGTCAATATAGAGCTCATCACTCCAGGCATCCTTGTAGATCGCCCCCTGGGCCATCACCCATAGCCCGAGGATGAATCTCTCGTAGAACACCCCGCCCTTGCCATACTGCGTCTCGTAACGATGCCGCACGGCAGGCGTGAGCGATGGGTTATCCTCCATTGTGAAATGCAGGTGAAGCATCCGCTTCTCTTCCTGCTTCTCGATCCAGTTCTTCAAAAACCAGTGCATCGGGCTCTCGGGATTGCAGTTGAACCATATCTTAGCCCCGGGGATGCTGCAGCGGCCAGTCGCTTGATTGACGAAGGACTCCGGCATCAGCGCGACCTCGTCGCAGTAGACGCCCGCAAGCGTCATGCCCTGAATCAGATCCTGCGAGGATTCATCGCGGCCGCCGAAGATATAGAAATAGTTCACGCGCTTCCCGTCATCTAAAATGATCGTATTGCTGGAGTGTGATTCACTGATTGTGTAGCGCCGCGCCTGCAGTACCGGTTTTAGCCAGTTCCATACGTTGCGGCGGAATGCACCGACAGTCTTGCCGCACATGGCAAAATTCTGCCGGTCATAGGTGGCCATGGCCCACAGTATATAGCTAATAGCCATTGCGACCGTCTTGCCCGCTCGGATCGATCCGTCAGCTATTATGCCGTTGTACTCACTGTATGGAGACTCTTTACACCACCATGTGAAAGCCTTCAGCTGCTTCACGGAGAATCGCTCGAACCGGATTACCGGCTGTATGATCGTCCTCATTGCTTCCACACTTTCTTGGCGGCCGTTTCCAGAGCCGCAGAAAGTCCGTCATCCGCGTACTCAGTACTGCTCTCCTCCTGCGCCTTCTTCTTGGTTTGGATAGACACATCCGACAAGCGCGCTCGGCGCTCTATGTTCGTTCCCTGAATCAGAAATTGGATCAATTCTTTAGCGTTCAGCTTCTCCGGCTTCAATTTTTGCAGGGCCGCAACACCCTTGGTCTGCAGTAGAACGCCGATGACCGCCTGTTTACGGTTCATCTTGCGAATCTCGTCGATAGTCGCTAGATAGTCCTCTCGAACGAGTGCATTATCATACTCCCGGGCTCGCTCGCTCCAATGCCATCGGACGCTCCACCGATAGATCAGCGCTTCCGACTTCCCGACGGCCTTCGCGGTCTTCTTCTGGCTGCGTTTCGGATTCTTATAGTAGTCAGTGAACGCCTCGTAGGCTTCTTCACTCTCCCCGGGCTGACGCTCCCACGCCAATTCAGTTTTCTTTCGCATCCCCGGGGCACCTCCTCACTATAAGACCGCTCCGGCCTGTTCTAATGCTTCCTCTAAGCTCATACGCCGGCCATCTCTTTCCACATACACGTCGGACTGTGCCACTCCATCTTCCTTGATGTATCGCCGAATAATTACGTCGCAATATTTCGGATCCAGCTCCATTAGGCGAGCCATGCGATTCATCTGCTCGCAGGCGATAAGCGTGGTTCCGCTGCCCCCGAAGGAGTCGAGTACGATATCCCCCGCCTTTGTGCTGTTCTGAATTTCATAAGCAAAGAGCGGCACCGGTTTCATGGTCGGATGATCCGCACTCCGGCTCGGCTTGTCCATGTCAATCACGGTCGTCTGGGAGCGATCGCTATACCAATTATGGCTAGCTCCGTCCTTCCACCCGTAGAGGCATGGCTCATGCTTCCACTGATAGTCCTGGCGGCCAAGTACCATGGTGTTCTTGTTCCAGATAAGGCACTCACGCACCTTCCATCCGATATCATCGCACGCGCCCCTGAAATTGAACCCCTCGCTATCAGCATGCCAAATGTAGAAGGCAGCCCCCTGCTTCATGACCGCGTCCGCAGCAGAGAATGCGTCAACAAGAAACTGTCTAAAGTCTCCGTCAGCCATTTTGTCATTCTGGATGGTTAACGCATCCTTTGTTTTACCGACGTAAGCTACATTGTACGGCGGATCCGTCAGGTAGAGGTCGGCCTGGTCCCCGCTCATTAACGTCTCAACCTCGCTTGCATTGGTAGAGTCTCCGCACAGAAGGCGATGCCCGCCAAGGAACCACAGGTCTCCGCGTTTCGTGAAAACCGGCCCTTCACTTTCAGGGGCGTCGCTGTCCGTCGTATCGTCCGCTTTCGCTTCCTCCTCCAGGAGCTCAGCCAGCGCCGCCTCGTCATAGCCAGTTAGATCCATGTCGAAATCGGCCGCCATGTCTTGCATCTCTTTCAGCATGGCGGTCAGCTTGTCCTCGTCCATGTTCGCCAGCTCGGCGATGCGGTTATCCGCCAAGAGGTCAGCGTGTTCTTCTTCCTCGCTCGCATAGTCCTGATATTCGACCGGCGCATACTTGAGACCAGCGCGCATGGCAGCCATCCGTCGCCCATGGCCCTTTGTAATAAGGCCGCTCCGCTTGGATACGGTGATCGGCGCTCTCCAACCCGTGCTCTTGATGATTTTAGCGAGAAGCTCTATCTGCCCATCGCTGTGCTGGTTGGGGTTTCCAGGATTTGGCTTCAGGGCAGATACTTCTACCAGCTCATCGTAGCGACAAAAAACAGCCGCGCCATCCGGCGCGACCGTTCTTGGTTCCGCATTAGTTTTGTAATCCATCGTTTTCTCCCTATAAAACAGGCACGAAAAAAGGATCGGCTCATCCATTCCGATCCTTCTTCCGGCACAACTCAAAGAGATGTAATAAGGAGGAAAACTATAGTGAGATCGACAGCCCTCTATAGCTTTCGCTGATCTTATCATATCACAAATATTTTTCTGCCTCAAGCACCTTTTTGTATTTTGATTTGAGTTTGTACACGTTATTCACAGTGGTATCATTCCACCTGCTGACGTTCTGTGCGCTTTCTCCTTCTATGACATACTGCCATATGATTTTGAAATCACGCGGATCCTCGAATTCTCTGCGAAGCCGTGCGAGCAGCACATTCCTTGCCATCACGTAGTCATCCCGAAGGGATGCGGCGCGCTGCCTTGCACGTTCGATGTCATCTAGGAGCTTATAGGTCTTATCTCCATCCCCTCCGCCGGAGGGCATGCCGGACATGGGCGGGCTCTTGATGTTCCCGGTTGCTTCTAGAGCGAGCAGCTGCTGATAACGTTCCAGAGCCAGCTCCCACTCTTCCCGTTTCTCTCGCATCAAATGCCCGATGTCCTTCATGATGTCTCCTTACTGTGAATAACTTGTGAATAGATGTGTTTTTCTGCCCGCTAATGCGTCTTGCACCGCATTTTGATGATCTGGCTCATCTCGAGGCATACGTTCTGGCACTGACCTTGCCCCATCCCCACATCGATATAGTCGTACATGGCATCTACTACCTGTAAGAGCTCTTCCTTGTCATGCGGAAGAGCCGTCAGCTTGATCGCTTTCATGCGATCCGAATCCGACAGATCCGCAAACACGTAGTAGCCCCCTCCCAGATCCTGCCACACACCGATTTCCTTCGGATCCGTGATGATGGATCCTGTTTCTGTTTTGATTACGATCATTTCTCTTTCACCTTTCTGATTTCTTCCAGACATTTCGCAGTCGCGAGGTCCTGCAGTACGAGTTCCGACTCACGCTCTTTATAGAGCTTAAGAAAATCACAAGCCCGCATTGTGACAAGCCACTCGCAGTTGCTGCGCTTATGTGCCACGATCGGCACCTCATCCTTCATCGCCTTCCTGGCATCTCGGATGCTCTGATCCATGGCGTCCTGGATGTTCAGATGCTCGACAAACTTGACCTCCTGATGGATACCGCGGATACCGATGCAGTCCGCAGCCCCCGCCTCATTGTTTCCGCAGAACTGCGCCGTGCGGCGGACGGTATACCCGAATCCTCCGCAGAATCGGCACCATGCGAGCTCGCCGCGTTTCCCCTTTGCCTTACTGTTGATTGCCATGCTCTTTCCTCCATTTTTCCCACTTACGGCGATTCCACCACATAGTCGTACGCACCAGCTTGCGCCAACGGCAGTTGCGCTTCCGGTTGGGTGAAATCCCCCAAGACTCCTCTCGCGTCTTTCTCGCCCACACGATCCTTACGGTCCTGGGCCATTCCTTTAGAAAGATCCTGCATCGCTGCATATCCAACTTGCACCGGATGACTTCCCACTCTCTCAGTTCACTCTCCGTCATACCGATCTCCTCTCTTTCTGACGTACCAGAGCGCATACATCAGCAAGCCGACACTCGCTCCAATCATGCCGCCGAGTATCATGCACCCGGCTCCAAACAATACCATGTCCATACTCGCCACTTTCTCCTATCCACCTAACCATCGCGGGACAGTTGCTGAACTCTGGCTAGAGCGTTTATTTATTCAACTGCTATCGAATAAATATTCACCTCTTGACTTATCCTCATTCGCCCCCGCCCCGCAATCGGTCAAGCTCTAAACACCTTTTCTTCATTTCCTCGCGCGCAGCTTCATTGCGCGCAGCTTCATCAAAAATCTTTTGTCCTTGGGCAACGGCTTGATGTAGCGCATAGACTTTCTAGCTTCTCTAAGCATATGCCTCACATGGTTCATTGTTGGATACCTTTCAGGTTTGAACATTAAAATCTCTCCCCCCCTTTCGCAAATTTTGGCCTTCACAGGCCTTGGCGGCCTTCGGATATAAACTTACCCGTCCGCCACCCTTCCTCGGGCTCCTGGCCCCTAAATTCGCAATCCTCAGCCGTTTTACACTATCCGGCCAAGGGCATTTTGCGCTCTGCGGTCAAAATGGGTAGTCATCCGGGGGGCTGCATCCCCTGTCCGGAAAGCTGCCCGCAGGGAACATACTCGTCTGCTCCTGCTGCGGCGATGGACTTCCAAACTGGCTGAAGCCGGCAGCCCCGCATGGGTTCTGATTTGTCTGGGGCTCTCCTGCTGGTGGCTTACCCAGTCCGATTGGGATCGATACGACCTGCGCATTCAGCTCAGTGGTGTACTTCACCTCCCCGGTCTTCTGATCCGTGTACTTTCTGGATGTCCAGCGGCCCTTTACCATGACCAGCTTGCCCTTAGCGAGATAGTTACCTACCGCCTGCGCCACATTGTCCCAGCACACCACATTCACCCAGTTGGTGATTTCCTTGTCGCCCCACTTCTCGCTGCATCCGATCGAGAAGCGGGCATATGTCTTGCCCGTCCGCGTACACTTGATCACCGGATCGCGACCAAGGTTTCCCATGAAATAGCAGTCGTTCATTCTTCCTCCTCCGTGTTCAGCGTCCCCCTGACCGATTCCCCGCCGGAGATCACTGCGTAGCAGCTATCCCGGAGGCGGTCAAAGAAACGGGTATCATAGCGTTTAATGATCTGGTCAGCGTCCAGATTCGTGGTGATGATTGTTGGCTTCAGCTCGTTGTATCGATGCGTGATGATGGCGTCCACCTGCCCCTTCATCCAGTCGCTCTTCTTGGACTGGTACTCCATCCCGAGGTCATCCAAAATGACCACATCCCTTTCTCGGACCTTTGAGAGAAATGTGCCATCCTGGGGATCCTGCAGCAGTTTGTTCAAGAGCTCCGGCATCGATACGAAAAATACCGAGTGCCTCTTGATAGCTGCAAGCGCGATCGCGCAAGCCATCGTCGTCTTCAGCTGTCCGCATGGTCCGGTCATCAGAAGGCCATGCCCTGCCTGCAGCTGGTTCTCAAGGTCGAGCGCATACGCTTTCGCTACTGCGAAATTCTCCGCGAGCTTTGCGGGTACACCTCTTTCTGCGATCGCCTGAAATGTACACCAGCGATACCGCTTCGGGATCCCCGAGCGGGCGATCTTCTCCTGCGCCTTCATGGCTCTGGCGATCGCCACCTGCTTCGAATTCTCATCATCCACCTTCAGATAGTCGCTGCTCCAGGCTGCGGTGAAGTCGGCCAGTGCTTTCTTCACATCACCCTTGGCAAGAAATACGTTTTTGAATTTGCTCATTGCTTCCTCCCTGTATTCCAGAAGTCCTTCGGCGTCTTTGGCTTGTCCTTCCAATTTTCAACGCTGCCAAAATCCGCGCCGCTCCTGGTACTATTTACACTAAGGGTATTAGGATATTTCTTCTTTCCTTCTTCTCCCTTCTTCTCATCTATAAAGATTTGGGCAGCGTAGCGGTCGCGAGGTGGGTCACGATGTGGGTCACGAGGTTGGATATTCTCACTTGTAAACGCATCTTGATACTCGCCATATCTTTCGATGGTTACTAGCAATCCGCCGGTTATCTTTCGAGTGGAAATCATCGGGGTTTCATCTGGGTCACCGCATGGGCCGCTAAATGGGCAGCGAGTGGGTAGCGTAGATTTTGTCGGCTTTTTCCGCATATAGCGAATCACGCTCCGGATTTCTTCATAGGACGGCTTGCGAGTAATAGCCCCGTCTTTATAGCTGAGCGCCTCCTGAATCTTTGGTATGGAAGTCACAAGCTGCCCGCGAGCGAGCCCGTTGTATGGCTTGAATGCAGCCTGATGGAGCAAGTAGATCCACACCTTCAGGTAAAGGGGCGGCTTGAACCAAATGTCTGATGTGAGCAGTCGGCGGGAGAGCTTGATGTATCCTTCCATGATTTCTCCTATCCCATACACCAGCGAAGGGTGTGGTCTTCATTCAACTGGGCAATAGGCATGCCTCGGGTTTCTGCATAGTTTTTCTCGCTGCGGCATCCGCGGCTTTCTCTCCATCTCCCGGTCAGGAGCAGCAGCTCGCACTTGGCAAGGATGAATCTCTCGGCGGCCAGGATTTCTTCTTCGCTTCGGCGGTCCATGTAGATGAAGTTATCGAGCGGATTGATGAATGTCGCTTCCGGGTATTCCTTGGTGAGCCGACGGGCAAGATTCCTTGCGAGGATCTGATTCTCGAAGCTTCCTCCGAAAGGATGCGCCATGTAGACCACGACTCCCTTGGTATGCAGGAGATTTTCAGGAGACATGGTTTCCACCGCCGATCACCTCCTCCAGTTCTTTATCCAGTTTTTCCTTCTCCACGGTGTCAAGGACTTTCGACAAGCCAGCCCGGACTGTAGTCAGGAATCCGTATGTGAGTACGAGTGGGGCGGCATCCCCATAGCGCCGGATGAGTCCTACTGCCTTCTCCGGCGTGGTCTCCATAGCTATGGAGATAGCCACCTGCGCGGCGATATTGTCGAAAAGATTCACCAGCTCCTTGCCTCCGGCGCTCTTAAATACCGTCACGTCACCTTCTACGACGTCATTTCCGGTGCTAATGGCGAAGACCGCCCCTCTGCATTCGGGAATGGCATCTGCGATTTCTGCGAGCTTCGCCTTGACCATGTTTTTCTGTTCTTCAGTCATTTGCCCTGCCCCCCGTTCATAGCTTCGCCGGAAACGGCCTGATTTTGGCCTTCCTGTGCGTTCCCCTGCTCCCAAGGTATAGTGATAGCCTCCGCAGGCTCCGCGGGGCTCACAGGGGCCAAATTCGGCGAATTTTCGATGGTGCGTTCCTGCGGCATCTCGGTATCATCCAAGGTGCCCTCGGCCATGTTGCGCATGACCTCCTGATCCGCCGGGGAAGCCTCAAGGTAGTTGATGCTCATGATGCCCCACTTGGAGAGAAGGCGGCGAAGGACTGTCTTCTTGGCCATCTCGTCATAGTGGTTTCTCCACACCGGATTCTGGCTTCTCCCCTTCCGGTTAGCGAGCTCGTGGGCGTCGATCTCATCCTTTGTCATGAAGAGTGTCTTCTCCATGCCATTCTTCAGCCGGTAGAAAGCAGCGTATCCGATGACCGGAATCTTCGCGCGCTTCGCGTTGTCTGCTTCCCAGCGGAATTCGATGTCTTCCGTCAGGCGGTCATAGCTGATAAGCTCCCCCTCCCTGACGTCGACCGCATTGAGGCGCATGTAAAGCCCAGTGCGAAGCGCCAGCTGTACCATGCCCTTGTACCCGAGTACGAAGGTCGCCGTCTGGCCAAAGGGCAGGATGTATGCATACCCAAGGGACGGCTCGATGGGGAGGTCGTAAGCGGCCGCCTTCAGCGCGGACTGGATGATCGCCACCGGGTTATTCTGGAAGATGGAAAGCACCTGCGGGGTGCTGTTGATGAGAGCAGCGAGCGAGCTGACGAACTGTGGGGCGCGTTTACCGAGGAGCTCGTCGAAGCGCTTCTTGAAGCCGCTCTGGTCGAGGGTATTATTCAAAAGCTGCGGGATAGATGGCTGTTTCGGCTGCTGCGCGGCCATTTCGTTTCTTGTAGCTACGAGTCCTTTTCTTGCATCCATTTTTGTTTCCTCCTTGGAAAAATTAAATCCGCATGACGCGGGTACTGGTGGTGGTGATGAGGCCGATGGCCTTCAATGCTTCATAGCTTGCCGGATCCTGCTTCTTCAGCTTAGCCACAGAGATACTTTCGCGGGTCTGGCTTTTCCATGTGACTTTGTGCACCTTGCCTTCCCCATCGGTGACGGTGCCGACTTCGTTATCGCCGAGGATCGACATCAGGAGATTCTTAGCTTCCTGCTCTCCCTCTTTCAGCTCCTTCTCACGGCGCTTGCATGCTTGGTAATTCTGAATGGCCATCAAGGCATCCGGCCCGAGGTCGATAGCCTCTCCGTTTGAATAATTATGCAGCTTCAACAGTGTGGAAGCTGTCGAATTTGTAGCATCCAGAGGTGGCAGTTTTTTCGCCTGTACAAGATCCCAGAAGTCCTTTTCCTTTTCCCGGATATAGGCGATATCATCCTCGTTTCTCTCGATACGCTTCACTCTGAAATCGTTACCTCCGATAAGGGCGGCGATATACCAGTAGTCGGCGCCCGTTACTGCCATGTAATGGAGAACCTGGCAATAATACGAATCCGGCACCCGGATATCCTTCGGATCGTCAGGGTCTCCCCATTCGTCTCGCATATGATAGTCTGCTGTCTTGATTTCAAGACCCGCATTCTCCCCGACCACCCAGCGGTCGATATTTGCAAGCATGTATGGGTGCTCAGGATCCTGCAGGGTTCCTCTCTTGTGCACCTTTTTCCCGGTGACCATCTCGAAGCGCGAGGCGACGACAGGCTCAAGCTGGGTGCCGAACCATACCTTCGCATTGCCGGAAAGATCGTCCGGTTCCATCATGCCGATTTTTTCTGCGGCCAGGCTATAGGCGCTCTTGTAAGGGTTCAATCCGAGCACGGTTAACAGCAGTACAAGATGAACGAGGCTATTGCGCTTATCAATGACAACAA